TTCGAGTGTGGCAGGATCAGCCGACGCGAGTTCCGAGATAAGGCCACAAACGCGTTCGCGTGTGGGTTCTTTGAAAAGGAACGAGCAGATGGCTTTTGGCCAGGACTCCAAGACTGCGTAACAGCCATGTTCATCCCGCGTGAAAAGATGGGAGCAGAAGGAAACGGCGCGTTCGGAGTGCGGGAGTATTTCTACATCCCGGAGTTTGATTCCGATCGACGTGTAAGCGTCCTTGTACTCTTGTTGGTTGAGTTTGGTGCCTTCGAGGATGTCATCACCCGAGCAGATGGCCCAGATGGATCCACAGAGGAGCGCCACGTAGAGACGGTCGATTGCGTTAAAGTCGCCGGTGGTGAAACATCCCGTTGGGATGTCACCAGCGACGTTCTTCTGCAGGACTTGGTTGTCCACGTGCCAGCATCCTCTGTTGAGGACGAAGACGTAGGTGCAAATGGCTTCTTGGAAAGCACGAGTTGCGTTGGGGTCGAGGTGTGTGAAAACGGCGGCGATCATGATGTCGTCACTCTGGGAGCTCTCCCATCCATCGACGTCGCTCTTGGCAGTCTTGGTACCCGACCAGCGGGTTAGATTGCGTAATTGATCGACGTCTTTGAGGACGAGGGTGCAGAGTGCTTCGTTGAAGCCGATGCCTTTCTTGATGTCTCCGTTGAGTTCTTCGCGTTTGATGTCCTTGGACCAGTGTCGAAGGAGGACCCTCTCAATGATCTGATTGACGAGGGCTTGGGCGAGGATGGAGCGTGGTTTCCCCGCCTTGCGAGGGGGATTGACTTCTGCCTTCACGAACGGGGAATACGGATCCCAGATCTCCAAGAGCTTGTTGGCATCTTGGAGGTGGACACGATACTCATCGTCTGAAGAGAAGAAGCGGAGGAGGCGGTGTAATGTGGTGTGGAAGACCTCACGACCCTGCGTGTTGAACACTGAGTCGTTTTCGGTGAAATACGGGTAGCCGCTTTGACCGGTGAGGCGCACATCATCATCCATGACCGAGAGAATTGTTTGACAGAGGAGTTTGGGATTCAGTTTTCCATCGACAAAGTACGGTGGATCTTTGATAGTCGGGACTCGAGAGCCCGGGGCTATCCCATTCACTTTCTCTCCTTGTGCAATCTTCTCTCTTCCTTCACGGCCTCGTTGCTGAGCGTAGCCAAGTACTCCCGAAAGCCCGGAGGTGGGGTTGGCTTCTTGGCGGGCTTGGAGTTTTTGGAGTTTGGCTTCAAGGGTTTGCTTGAGTCCTTGGTTGCCGGGGAGGAAGTGTCCTGCGAATTCTGGGAAGACTTCGAGGTACTCGGCTGGGAGGTATCGGTCTTCTTTTGCTTTGCGGGCGAAGGTTCTTTTCCCTCCGAGGAGCTTACAGCCCGGGAGGACTGGTTCGTCGTGGCAGGGGTTGAGCTTCCTTTTGAAGACTCCTGCTGCAACGTAGGCTCCGTGGTTCTGAAGTTCTCGGGGGTCGATGAGCCCCCCCCGCGAAAATCCGACACCGTGGTAGCGAGAAGAGCGATGGCCTCGTCGGCCTTGGGAATCGTTTCTGTCGCCTCGAAACGGGTGTTGGCCCACTTGCTGTAGGTGAGTTGGTTGTCAATCTCTTCCTCCCTCATGTACTCGTCATGGTCGACGTCGAAGCGTCCTTCATAGTACTCGTTCATCCGTTCATACTCAGAGGCGGACATGTGGTTGCTACGTCCTCTTCCGGACTCGAAGGTCAGGTTGATGGCGTCCCGTCCTGTGCGCAGGCTGGGGATACCAGCATCCTGCTCATGCAGGACGCCGGAAATAGCGTAGATGTCCAAGAAGTAGTTGAACGACGTCGTGTTGGTACCAGCGTGAATGCCGACCAGACGTAGGCCGCCGTTAACCGATTGGTAGACGCCGGCCCCACTGGAGCCTCCGCCATCTGGTTGACCAGCAGTGCCGGTGTTGTAGTTGGCGTAGACGTAGGGCAGGTCAGGGTTGACCTTGTCTGCGGTGAACCCGCCGGAACGCCAAGCACTCATGGTGTTGACGTCACGATAGCGGACCGTGCAGGGTTGGTTTTTGGTCACACGAGCGATCTTGCTGCTGGAGACGCCCAGTTTAGACCAGAAGTGGTCGGTCATGAGCTTGGTCGCAACATCAAGGAGAATTCCGTCAGCTCCCCTGACTCTGTAGTAGACCCAGGGGGATTCGACTCCGTTGACGACTTGTCCGGTAAGTTCCAAGAGACCACTGGAGGCGCTCGTACAAGCGTAGTGCATGTTTGGGGCATGCGCAGTGGTCACGATTCTGTTACCGAGTCGCACACCATTCTTCCGAGTGGTGCCGAGTTTGCTGACGAGAAGGAAAGATTGTTCGCCTTTTTCCAAGACGGCCTCCGCCAAGGGGTTCACATAGTTCTGTTGACGAAGTTCTGGGACCTTGGGGCGGTTTTCAGCGATCAGCATGGAGACAGGGTCTTCCTGCCAGATCGCTTCTTGCTGTGTCTTGGGTTGAGGGGGCAAGTCAGCGGGTCCAATTGGTTCGGAGTGTCCGGTGACTGTGGCGGATGGTTCGGCGACGTGGGAGGACCCCATCCAGGTCACCGAGGCGCCTGGGAGTTGTTGTCGACCGGCTGCCAACCAGGACCGAAGCAACTCGAAGGATTCAGGGCTGAGTTGCTCGCCGGTGAGACCCTTGAGTTGCTCGATGGTCTCTGGAGTGAGACTAATGTCAACCTGGGCAGCCTTCTTCTTGCGTTTGGGGATAAGCCAGCAGCAAATGTAGAAGCACGCTCTGGCAATTTTCGGAACGAATTTGGCGGCCGCCCTCATCCACCAGAAATACGAATACGCGATAACCAGTACGTGGAAGACGATGGCACCGCCAATACTGAAAATGATCCAGCAGCCAAGTGCGTAACCTCCCTCTTGGAGTTCGGTATAGTCAGCATAGGCGCTCTCCCCACATGGGAACCCAGTGGTTTCAGGGTAGGGAAGCGATGGGTAGTCGTCGGGGGCGATGGTTTGCGAATTAAGGACGCAGAGCCCGGTCGTCCGGGCCAGCCATCGATAAAATAAAACGTTCGCCCAAATGGCCGGGTCCAGCAGGCCGAATACACTCCAAAAAGAGCTGTAGAGGAATTCGGTTAGGCTGAACTGTTGGATTTGCTCTGGGACCCAGCGGAAATTGGCGGCAAATTCTACTTTCTCGACAATGTAGTATTTGGTGGCGTTGGAATAACCGTTGAGCAGGATCTCCTCCTGAGATCCAGGGCTGAAAGAGCGAGTAAAAACAAGGATGGATAAGCAATAAGCGGATGAGGTGAGGACGGCCAGCGTAATCACAAAAGTCCACCAGCTGAAATTGAAGATAGTAGTTTGGAGAGTCTTCAAAAAGGACACCATTGTTTTGTTCCACATAGTGGGGGTTTCGTTTA